ACAATTAGGCCGAAAGTACAGGCGATTGCACAAGAGGCCGCTAAACTGTTCGCTAAAGAGGGTAATATAAGCCGCTCGGAGGCTGTTACACGCGCAGCTAAAAAATTTGGCGTTGAGGTAGCTAAAGAAGCGGTTAAAGACGCCACAGACCCCGACAACATAAGGGCATTTCTTAAAAAGTAACAAAAGGGCCATCGAGAATGAGCGACCTTCTGAAAGACTACCGCACTAAATACCCGCAATATGATGATCTAAATGACGATCAATTGGTTAGTGCGCTACAGCAAAAATATAATACCGAAAATGGTGTTGATGTTTCCCTTGAGGACTTCAGCGCCACAATTGGTTTTACACCCATGAAAACTATAATCGCAGAGCAAGCCGAGCCTGCTGATTTAAAAACACCAGCCAATAAAAGTTTTAGTCTAGTAAACACCGCCAAACTAACGGGTGAACGTGCTGGCGATGTGGTGGGAAATGTTGCGGATTTTTCAAGTACGGTGGGGACCGCAGCGCAAGAGGAGCTTGGAAACCCAACTTTAATCCTTGGCCGTTCACGCGAAACCTTGGAAAAGTCTGGTGTTGAGCCTGCATTCTATATCGGAGACAGAGGGTTTGGGGTTGCATCCAGCGAAGAGACACAAAAAATCCGTGATGTATCGCCAAATGTGGTTAAGCAAGCCGCAAATTTCCTTGAAGGAATAGACCTTGGTGGAAAACAGGGCGATCAACGAACATGGCAAGAGGTGAAAGATGCACCGATAAGCAATGTATTGCCGTTTATTTTGGAAACCGGCCTTGTTTCTTTACCTGATATGGCGGCGGCAATTGCTGCAACGCCTGCTTATGTGGCTTCACGTTCTCAAGAAATTGGAGAAGACAGGGCGGCAAATGACCAACGCGACGAGGCCACGCTTGAAGATGTAATAAAAGCATCGCCAGCCGCAATAGCTGTAACTTTACTTGAGCGGTTTGGTGGTCGCGGGATACTTGGGCTTGACGATGCCGCTGTAACTGCCATCAAGCAAATCCCAAAAGAGGCCGGGAAAGCAGGAGTAAAAGAAGGTGCGACTGAATTTGTTCAAGGCATTATTGAAAATGCTGGCGCTACAGTTGGCACCGAAAAAGGTTTTGATAAAGACGAAGCATTAGACGAAGGTTTGGCCGGTTTAGTTGCGGGTACTGGTTTTGGCGCCGGTGTACGCGGCACGACCGCTGGCGTTGATATTGCCGCTCAAACCGCACAAAACACACCTAACGCACAAATAAAACGCGAAGCAAAGGCACTAATAGGCGATATTGATGCTTCTATCCCACCAGAAACAGGGGCAGAAGCCGCAAGTCGCGTTTTAACGCCTAATCAGACGCCAATTTCAGAGAAGGCACCCCAAGATAAAACTATGGGGGAATTGGTAACTGAAAAGCGCGCTGAAATTCGTGGTGTTACGCCAGAGCAATTAATCGAACAAGAGCGCGTTGTTGAAACAGAAATTGCGGCAACAGAAGCGATTAACGAATTGGAGACAGAAAATGTTACCTTGGATAGAGGACGCTTGGAGAGCCGGAGCGATAACGACGGAAGAAGCGACGAGATTGAACAAGTATCAGGAGAGAGCGTCACGCTTACGCCGGACAATATCGCTTCCGATGGACTTGATGGAACCACAAGCGAGATTGAATCTGTTCGAGATGATACCAGTGAGCGAAATGAGGCATTAAAACCTGAAGATGAAATTGTATCTGATAGTTTCGACAAGACTGTAAAGGCCGAAAGTGTGGCGGAGCCAATAGCCGACCCTGTTGATGGCGCATATCTTGAGCCTGAATTAGAGCCTGTAAAAGCATCCAGCGCGGTTACTCTATCCGAATATAGCCCAACACTTAAAAGCCAAGCTGCGGCTATAGAGAAAAAACAAACAGAAACCGATGCAAAGAAAAGCGCGGAATTGCCCGTTAAAGAAGCTGAATTAGTCAAGGGTAAGCCTGTTTATCCAAAGCCAGAACAAGACATAAACACCAAAGAATATATTGAGGCTGACAAAAAAATGTCCAAGCCTCTAAGTCCGGGTGAAATGGTTTTTCATTCGCCGGGGCATAACTATGTTGGATTGTTCCGCTCAACGGGTATTCCGCCGCGCCAAGAAGTTGTTTCTGTTAATGGTCGGAAGGTTCGCGTTCCTGATGCGCCACAACGTATTGAGCCTATTATGTCGGACCTTGTTAAAATCATGGGTCGCCGCATTTACTTTGGAAAGATTAAGGGTAAGTCTTCTGAAGGGTTTTATCGCCCTGATGTTGGTGAAATTCGCACTCGTAGGAAAAATGATGTTGAGGTTTTGGCGCATGAAATGGCGCACTATCTTGATTTATATTCCAATGAAAGCCTGCCAAACTTTGCCAAGCAGTACCGAGACAAAAAATATGTGGGTCAAGTTACCGCGTTAAGTTACACGGACGCTAATCAGAAACTTCAAGAGATTGAAGGTTTTGCTGAGTTTGTTCGGCACTGGCTAACTAACAGCCAAGAAGCACAGCTTCGAGCACCAACCTACTATCAGGCGTTCAATAAGTTACTTGCCACAGACAAGGCGCTTAATAAGACAATGCAGAGCCTTCAAGAGAAGATGCACAAGTTTTATTTTCAGGGTGCTGACAAACTTGGGCAGGCTTTGATTGGTAAAGAGCGTGGTTTTCTACAGCAATTTAACGAGTGGGCTTATCGCCGTGATAGCCGCATTCGCCAGCAAATGATTGATAGGTTTCATGCTGCGCGGAAAATAGAGCAAGAGCTTACCGGCAAGATTGGTGATGTTCGTGATTCGGCGTGGAAGCAATTTAGGATTGCCGGTGGTGGCTCTGAAGGTATTGCTGATTATATTCTTAATTACGGAACAGTTAACTTTGACGCAAAGGGCGATCTAAAGCCTACAGGTAAATCACTGCATGACGTTCTTGAGCCTGTAAAGGTGGTAAAAGTTAAAGGTAAGCACAAAGGCGATGCGCCAATTGATTTGTTTTTGCGCTATCTTACTGGACGTAGGGCAATTGAATTACACCGTCAAGGCCGTGAAAACCTAATCCCAAAAGAAACAGCTATGACTTGGGCGCGACTTGGTGGCGACTATCCTGTTTTTGAAACCATCGCTAAAGACTATCAAGCATTTAACAATCGTATGTTGGATTTTTACGAAGAAGCGGGAATGATAACCTCTGAGGGTCGCGAGCTTATGCAGTCTTTGAATAAAGATTATGTTCCGTTCAATCGGATTCGTGAACAACTTGCAGGAAGTAAGCAGGCTGGCCCGGCTGGATTTAAAAAGCTGCGCGGCGGCACCGCAAACTTGAATGACATTCTTGTAAATATTCAGGACGGTATTGTTGCAAATGTTCAATCAGCTTTAAACAACAGGGCCAAACAACGTCTTTACCAATATATTGCAGGCCATAAAGACGGCGCAATATTCGCAACACGCCTTTCGCCGGATAGTAAGCTTGTAAAAGTTCACAATGAAGAAATGGCAACCAAGATCACTGATATTCTAGCTAAGAATGGAATTGAAGTTGAAGGTGGTCTTGATTTGACCGATCCCGGCTTGACAAGCTTTTGGCAACACGGCGTTAAACCTCGCGTTACGGAATCGGGAAATATTGTCGATACAATCATAATCGACGGCAAGCCAAAGTATTACGAAGTTCAAGACCCGCTTCTTCAGGAAATGCTTCTTGCCATGAACCCCGAAAGCTATAGCGGGTTTATGAATGTGATGTTTGGCGTGAAAAACTTCTTTACGAGAGCCATTACGCTTGGTGTTGAATTTACTGGCGCTAACCTTGTGCGAGATACAACGGGCGCAACATTTCTGAGCAAGAACAACTTCAAGCCGTTTATTGATAGCTTCAAGGGAATGTATTCATATATTACCAAAGACAAAGCATATCAGGACTTCTTGCGTTCCGGCGCTGGCTACTCAAGTCGCATTCAAGCCTTGACTAAAGAGGGTGGCGCACGACGCAGGGTTAAGCTTGATGAATTTGGTGTAATGACAGCCGCCGAAAATATTCTTTCCACTATCGATAATATAGCCAGCGCGTTTGAATACGGGACACGTATTGGCGAATTTAAGGTTGCCAAGAAAAATCACCGTTCCGATATGGATGCTGGATATGCAGGCCGTGAAATATCAACTGACTTTGCGGTTATGGGCGCTAATCACTTTTTAACCGGATATATGAGAACGGTTCCATTTTTAAATGCCATGGTTCAATCTCAGGACCGGGTTTTTCGGGAAGCTTTCATTTCAAAGAAGTACGACGGAAATCCGACGCGAATGGCAATGAAAGCCTTTCTTGGGATTACGCTACCAACGCTTGCGCTCTATTTAGTTAACCGTGACGATGAAGATTATCAAAACATTCCAGATTATGAGAAGCGCACCAACTGGCATATTAAAGTTGGAGACAATAGGTTTGTTAAGGTGCCGCGTCCTTACGATGTGGGATTTGTTTATGCCACAATGCCCGAATTATTTTTCAAGTATATTGAGGACGAAAAAGGAAAAGAACTTTCCGACGGCCTAATATGGACGTTAACTCAAATGTACGGAATTGACGGCACCCCTGCGATGATGACGGGGTGGTGGGATTTGGTGCGAAATAAAAAATGGACCGGCGCGCCAGTAGTTCCAAAATCATTATCTAATGTTGAGGCAACAGAACAATACACTTCAAACACCAGCGAAACATTTGTTCGCATGGGTGAGGCGCTTGGTATCAGCCCTATCAAGGCCGAGCATATGTTCAATGCATACACCGGCTATCTTGGCGGGTACTTACTTGCTGGAACAGACCATATGATGTGGGATGAAGAAAAGTTTGGCCCAAAGCCTGAAAAAGATGTTGCGGAAAGCATTTTCCTTAAACGGTTTTTAACTACCGAACAGCGGCCTAACACCCGAGCAATGGAAAAGTTTTTTGACTTAAAAGAAGCTTCTGACAAAATTGTAGCTACATTTAAGCAACAAATTGACGCACGCAGGGCCATTAAGGGCCAAATAAAAGACAGCGCTGGAAAGTTCAAGTCTGATAAATTTTACGGGTTATCAGGGAAAGAAAAAGCTGTTTTGTTTGCTCTTAACGATTCAATGAACCAGCTTATAAAGCTAGTGTATGGCAAAAATGGTATAAAAACCGCAGAGCTTGCTATAAAATACAATAAAAATTTAACGGCTGAAGAAAAGCGATATCGAATAGATGCTCTTTGGAAGTCAAGGAATAAGCTCTTCATGGATTATTACGAAAAGGCAAACGGTGCCTTGGATAAAGCCAAGAAGTCGGCCAAAACGGAGAATTAATATGGCTCAAGCGATGATTATGCCGAAAAAGTATTTCTTTGATGATAATGGAAACCCTTTGGCTTTTGGCAAGGTTTATACTTACGCGGCAGGCACCACAGACCCGCAAGTCACTTGGGTTGACGAACTGAAAAGTGCTGAGAACACAAACCCAATTATTCTAAATGAGCAGGGCTATGCGGAAATTTATTTGGATGGCTCTTACAATATAGAGGTATTCGACGCAAATGATGACCCTATTTGGACTGCGGACCCGGTTAGCTCTTTGCAAGAAAAATCAACCGTTGACAGCATCGCGGATTTAACGGCCATTGATGTTTCTACATTGCTGGATGGTTCTGTAATAATTGTTAAGGGTTACGCATCCCCATCAGATGGTGGGGGCGGAATGCTCTATTGGGATGCATCAAGCACCGAAACCCCAACTTTGGGAAACTATTTTCAAGCTGATAGTGGTGAACCGGGCAGATTTATAAGGATTTTAGATGGTACGCCATTGATAGAAATGTGGGGATGCCTTCCGTCGAATGCAGACAATTCAGCAAACCTTCAAGCTGTTCAAGATAGCGGGCTTGGTAAGTTCACATGCCTAGGCGGGACATACCCTCATGACAGCACCATTTTTATGAAAGATGGTATTCTGATAGAGGGAAATGGTACAAACACCACAATTTTTGATGGTTCTGGTATTACAAGCGGCCCTAACTTTCATGTGACGGGCGGGGTAGCGAATTTTTTAAATTCGGGTGGCCTAAAAGATGTTCAACTTCTTGGCGGATTTACACACCAACTTCTTATTGATGATGGGGGCTCAGGCGGTGGGATTGGTGAAGATGTAACCTTTGATAATATCAGGTTCCAATCTTCTGGTGGGGATGGGCTTCATTTAGATGGGAACTCGGCACCCGTCCAAATTGGTAGGATTAGTGCTTTTGGATGTACTGGCAATGGTTGTTACATTCAGGAAAACGTTAGTACTGTGGTAGTTGATTTCATATCAGGCGATGAAAACCTTTATCTATGTCAGGTTGATAGCCTCAATACTTCTGCAAATGTTTGGATTAAAGCATACAAGTCTGAGCGTCGATCAGCAGGCCTTCAGGATGATGTATTTAGGATTACAAATGCTGTTGGTGGTCGGATTAAAATAGGCCGAGGAACAGTAGTTAACCAAGATGCGTCCACACCTAATTCTGTTGTGCGGGTTGTGAGCGGTTCTTCTATTGTGATGCAAGTTGATCCTGTTGGAGATGTTACCGGTTTAGGCCCATCGTATCCATTAGGAATTGATAACGATATAACAAGCCGTGATATTGCTTTGTCTGACTTAAAAATCGGAAGTTATCAGACTGAACGAATTAACATGGCCCCTAATTTTTCTGGCGCTTCTGCTGTTCCGATTATATGGGATGAAAGGGTTTCTATCGCGGCTGTATCTTCTGGTAATACAATGCGCGTAAATCATGCAAGTGACGGTGCTACCACAACAACTAACTTTGAGGTTTTTAACAACACCACAAAAACCTTTGGAGTCTCCAATAGTGGCTCCGTTACAACTTTAAGCAATATTGTTTGCGGTGGAACAATTATTAGACTTGGAACAACAACGGTTGATGTGACAACGGGGGCCGGAACTCCTGAATCTGTTGTAACCGCTAATCAAGGTTCTATTTATTTGAGAAACAATGGCGGTGCAGCGCAGGGGCTCTATGTAAAAGAAAGCGGTTCTGGAAATACTGGATGGGTGGCGAAATGATTGTTTATAGAGACAGTAACGGAAACATTTTGAATGTTGGCGAATGGGATTTATGCCCAACTCCTATGTTGAGGGGCGAAACCCCATTAGAACCTGAAGAACACGTATTGTTAGCCGAAAAAGGGCTAGATAATCGTTTTGTGTACGACAAGGACTACAACCTTGTTTATGCAGACATGAACCCTATTCCTGAGGGAACCACTTTTGCAGATGAAGAGTGTTCCGAGCGAGAAGATGGCGCACTTTGGCCTGTTTCTGACTGGAGAGCTTTCAGGGTAGCTGCTTACCCCTCGATTTACGAGCAGCTAGACATGCAGTATTGGGATGCTATTAACAAGTCAGAAAAATGGAAGGAAACAATTGCCGAAATAAAAAGGCGGTACCCAAAAAATGAATGAAATTTTTCTTAAAAGACTGTGTGATAACGGGAGAGCCACATTGGGAATGGTTTATTTCCCAAGTGGTTTTTTTTGTTTTTCTTTGGAGGATGAATTTCGGAAGGTGAAAGTATCAGGAGAAACAAGAATTCCCGCCGGTTCTTACAGGCTTGAAAAGTGTTTCCAATCCGGCTTGTTGAATAGAATGCGCGCAAATGGCTGGTACACGTTCGATTGGATACCTACTATTTGTGATGTGCCGGGTTTCAAAAATATTCGTATGCACAATGGGGCCAACGAACACCATACAGACGGTTGCCCACTTGTAGGATTCGTAGCAGATGGTAAAAGCTTCACGCTTGGCAGAAGTCGCGAGTGCATGCTTGAATTTGTTGAAAGACTTGAAACGTGCTTTAATGAGGGCGCTGTTTACATAACCATCTATGATGAAAGGAAGGACAATGAATAGCATAATCACATATTTCAAAAACCGCCTTACCGAAAAAACCACACACCTTGCAATTGTCGCCTTCGTAATGGGGCTGATTGCAAAGTTCACAGGCGCAAGCGCTGAAATTCTGAGCGCGACCGAAGAGGTTGTTAGCGCTCTTATTCTTTTAGGTGTCGCCGCTATCCCAACGCCAAAGTTAAAAAAAGACATCGCTAAATCTGCATTAAGTGCAGGAATAGCCGCTTTTCTTTTACTGTTTCTTTCTGCATGCGGGGGAAATGGAAGCGTTCTTGGCGGATATTTAATTGATATTAAAAACCCTCAAGCAAAGGCAGGATTTAATGAGGCCACGATGATTTATGGCAAGGTGAAAAATGCCAACGGCGATGAAGAATATCAAATGAAATTTTTCAACCTTGTTAATGGGCAAGAAAGTTCAGAATTGAAATTAGAGTTGGCCTTGTCTGATGGAACAATTTACAAATTCAGTGCTGGCGAAGTGCAGGCATTTAAAGCTTTTGATACTCGCGCAGACGTAGAAAAAGCCATTGCGGAAACGGTAGGGGGCATTTTATCACCAGAAATGATTGCTGAAGTTGCCAAAAAACTTGCCGCTGGCGGTATTAGCCCTTGACCCGAAGAAGCAGAAGAGAAAGAAGGGCGCGACGTAAGGCGAGAAAGGCCCGTAATGTCATAAGCGGAAACATGGAAATACCAGAAGTACCTAGTGTTCCAGATGTTCCAGAAATTGAAATTGAAAACGAAGAGGAAACGGAAAATGGCTAAGTTGCCAGATAAAGGACGCGGCGGACGGTCTGCAAGCACAAGTAAACCATCCAAGAAAACCGCACCAAATCCTACTAAGACTGAAACCACCAAGAAGAGTGGCAAAAAGTGATTGTATTGGCCGCAATGATTTTAGTTTATGGTTCGTGCTGTTTTGGCAGCATGAAAAAGGTTGCTTACCTTTACTTTGCTATGGCTATTATTAATGCGGCCATTTATCCAATTTTTTATGCACTTGATACCACGGAAGACTCACCGTGGCTTTTTGTTATATACGGTTACGGCGTAACGGAAAGTTACCTGAAGTTGTTATTTCTATTGTGGATTACTCGTTTTAAACACCGCCAGTTGATTATTTTGTTGTTTGGACACATTATGAACGATGCGTTCAATAGTTTTCATTATGGGTTGGTAAATGACGCGATAATCGTATGTGAAATGATATGCTTCATAAAGGGGTCTGAAGGTGTTCTTGCTGGACTTACTGACAAATTATCACCTCGAAATTTACGGGGCTTGCATCATACTAGGGGCCATTCATGAAATCCGTATTTGCCGACAAAATAGAAGAAGGTTTAAGGAAAGCAACCGAGGTGACGACGCCGACAGCAGGGACAACAACGGCGGCTGGTAGTTTTTTAGGCTTTTTAAATGAATACGGTGTGGCTATCGGTGTGATAATTACCGTTCTTTCGTTTTCCGTTAATTGGTATTACAGAGAAAAAGCGGATCGTCGCCACGAAAGAGAGCACCAACAAAAACTTGCCTCAATAAAAAGCCCCGCCGAATAGCAGGGCTTTAAAAGTCATCATTTTGTTGGGTTTACCCCACGCGACACCAATCTTCAGCCAACATGTCGGTTTGTGATGCCAGCCAAGGCACAACGCAGCCTTCAGCGTCTTTCATGTCGATATGAGGCCGATATTGTACTTCGGTTCCTTCCCCCATAATTGATAAAAGTGGTTCTCGGTTTACTTTGAAATTCGTGCCGCCGACAAGGAAGATAAACATACCTTTTCCGTTCCAGCCTTCTCGCGCATAACGCTTTCCTTGTTTTAAGCCATCAATGACTTCTCCAAAATTCAATCGTTCATCCATATTAATTTTCCTTTCTGTGTTTTGGTGGGCGCAACTGGGATCGAACCAGCGATCTATTCCTTATGAGGGAATTGCTTTACCTCTTAGCTATACGCCCAGATTTATCGGCTTGTACGAACTCAGCGCCACATTTTTCGCATTTTGCTTTGTAGGTGCAAACACTTTCGTCAATACGCTTCCACTTCGTTAACTTGTGCTTGCAACGCTTTTCCATTTTTTACCGCTCCTTATATTTTGAACATGCCGCATCGAGACCCCGTATTTATCCGCCAGCGCTGAAATTGTTTCCAAAGAATGATAAATCTCAAAAGCGTCTTTCCGTGTAAGTCGTCGTCTATAGTTGGGCGTATACATTGTTCCATGTTTTATGCGGTCATTTTGGTTTTCAGAAGCGGTGCACCATTTCAAATTTGAATAATGGTTATTCCAAGAATGACCGTCTATATGCGCGGCATGATGTTTTTCTGTTGGAGGTTTTCCCAAAAACGCCAAAGCAACAAGTCTATGAATCGATCTTGAGTAGTGTTTTTTATCTCTTGTGAGGGTAACTTTCGCATAAACCGGCGACATAAATTGGAGCATAATTTTTCCATCCAGTCTGCGCACAATCCCAAATTCGCTAATTTCATAATCAGGAAATTCTTTAATCGGTTTCCATAAGGTTACATGTTTCATTCCAAAGCCTTTCTGCTGTCTCGCAACAATCAATTCCATGTTCTTCATCAAAATTTTCTCTACCCATTCCGTGATAGCCATCTTTATTATCGCGGTGATGAAATTCGCAAAGCGGCATAACGCGCTTATGATCGCGCTTGCTCGCATATTTTCTTACATGGTGAACCTCTATCTTTCCTTTGCACTTTTCCGATGCAACCGAACAAGGAAGCAGTGAAACGCGGTCCAAATGAATTTGCTCTTCCCGATTTGCGGCCCGTGAGCGCTTATCTTTCATTCTTTGGTGGTTTGGTGCCTTTGGGGTTTGATTTGCGCACAGGCCAAGCGCACGCGCTTTTTGGCGGCATGAATTTGTTGTTCGTTTGAGTGTTCGGGCAATGTCGGCTTCATTTTTCTTGCCCCAATTGTCGCGAAGGTACATTTCATCGACTTTTCGCCAGCCCCTAATCACGGCCATTTATCCTTTTAATGCACTTTCCAATCAGGATGCCGAAGGCCACTGAAAAAGCCAGATAAGCCAAAATTAAACCGATTGCATTCATCCGCCATGCCTTTTTACATCATCAATGTATCTGAGTTTTTCGGATACAGTTTCCACAATTGCCACGGTGTCGCTTTTGGAGGTGCCAAATAGATCGCAGTTTAAGTTATGGCACATGCGCGTTGCATCTGTTCGATCTATGGCACCAAAGAAAAGGCCGTGGTGGATAAAGTCGGTTTCGTTCTTGTAAATAACAACAAGTTCAAACCGAACGGGATCAATTGTAGAGAGAAACCACCAAACCCAATCGCCCGGCGTTTCGTGAATGGTGATTTCAAGGGCTTGTTCAAATGCTTTCATTGGTAAACGGCTTTTTACTATCCCAATAGGCAAGCAATGCGCGAGCCTCGCGTTGGGCGGATTCCAAAACTGGTTTTGTTTCCATCACCGTTTTGTAAATTTTATTTTTGATAGTGATTGTGTGTTTATCGCCGGAAACAGAAAGTTCGGCAATATAGTGTTCACCATTCATTGTAGTGTAGGCCATTATTTTACCTTTCCCGGTTTCCAGCCGTCAATTCCAGAACTGGCTTTGCGGTGGTGAATGATTTTAAGAGGTGAGGCTTGGCGACCGTCTTTCAACTTGTAAAAGCCGTCCTCAATTTCGCGACGTGTAAGCAATTGATCGGTCCAACAATGGAAATAAAACCATTTTTTTCCGATCTTCACAGCGCCTACATGATGGTCAAAAATATTATCATCAGTCTGATCAACATCTACCACGCATTCAGCTAAAGAATGTATACGAAAGCCGCCAAGAAAAAACAGAAGGTCAATGATAAGACGTGAAAACCCGTCACAATCATCGCGAATGATGCTTTCTGCTTTCAATTGCTGAAGGTATCCCATCCACCATTCAACACGGCCATAAGTGGTTTGATCGTCTTGCCACTCATATTGCGTAAAAACGCTTGAAAGAATGCCTTGAGCACGATCCTTTGAAGCGTCCGGGCCAATTCGCCTAATCATCACACTCATAATTCATTTCCTTTGGTGTATCGGGATACATGCGCAAAATAGCTTCTGGCGTTATCAGCTTGGTCGGTCTGCGCTCTTTTGGTAGGGAGCATATGCAAATAGGTGATCTTGCGCACTCAGGGCTAAGTGTGGCAGTAAGGAAACCGGTCGGAAGCACAGGCGGCGCTTCTTCATTGTGAGAACATGCGGAGAGTGCCAAAAACGCAATGGCCATAAGATATTTCATCAAATTGCCTCCGTAATTTCCTGATAAGTTTTCGCGAAAATATCCGGTTTACATGGATAAAATTCGCCATTAACACCCTTGATAATCCAATCGCCCGGTTCCGCGTGCATGTCGCCCTCAAAGGTCTTAATGATGATTGAACCATGTTTGTCTGACTGACCCCATTCTCTATCAATTGAGTGCAAAAAATCAATAAGCTCTTGCGTTGGATCATCCGCAATCGGCAATCGGTGGGCTTCAATAAGAACAGGCTTTTTACGAAAATATGGCATTAATCTTTTTCCTTATCTGGATCGGTTAAGAGCACACCTTGCGCGGTGAATTCCATGTGAATTTTGTCGAGAAATTCTTTCATTTGTTTGGTGTTCATTTCGCTGGTAACGGGCCAACCATAATCGCCCGTCATGATCGCCAGCTTTTGCTCATAGCTGTAAGTTTTCTTGATAAAGCGGTCGTAGGTTTCGGCGTAGTCTGCGCATGAAGCGCGCATGATCGGCACCCCGTAATGCAATTTACAATAACCGTTCCATTCTGCGGCTGTCATATCGCCTTTTTGATCTGCGATTTCGGCAAGCCATTTTCGATATAGGCGGTTTTGTTTTAGAGAACGACTTGCACCATCCGTAATTTTGACGGTGAATGGAAACTTTGTGCGCCCGGAAATCAATTTTCCAACCGCTTCAGCATCATCTTTGTTATGGATGGTTCGGTGCATCATTCTTCTGACCAATCCGCCAAAATATCAGCAACAGAATCAGTGATGTGTTCGGGAAGGTCAGAACATTCTTCGATTTTCTCAAGCGTTTTCATCATGAGGCGAGCAAAGCGATCAAGCTTGGCGTTGCGCTCGCGAAGACTGGAAATTTCTGCGAGCAGCATACGAACGTCAGAAGGAACAATTTGATCGCAAATATCATCTTTGCGAGCTGCTTCCATCTTTTGTTCAAGTGTCATATTCGGCCAATCAATCACAGCATATTCTCCAATATCTTCACAATTTTGTCGCGTTCACGGTTAGCGATAATGATGTTGTTCATCAAATCGCGCTGAAATTCTTTGTCTGGAAACTGGCGAACCACAAGAAGCGGAAAATCCGGGTTATAGAAAACAAGGTCGCACCATTTGCGTTCGCATATCATCATTTGGCCTTGTGGCTGAATGAAATACTTGGCCGAAACCTTTTTGTTACGATTTACAAAACGAACCATTTCCACAAAACGCCACTGAATAAGGCTTTTTATTTCAATCATTCCATCGTCGCCAACCAAACCATCCGGCGAACAGCCGCAAGAATGATTATCCGTGGCCACAAATCCAACGCGTTCAACAGAAACATCGTGCAAAAATTCATATTTCGCTATGGCGTCCGCTTCCAATTCATGGCCGCGCTCAGTTTCTGCGTTACCATTCCACTTGTCGCTTTGCTTCTTGGTGTACGCGCCAGCGGCCAATTCATCAAAATATGACTGTTGCTTGGTGGTTGGTGCGCCATTGGTAGTCACAAGCCGCGAAAACTCGCTTGCGGTGGGAATGCCCGCACGCAATTCATGCCATTCTTCAGTGTTCTGCTCGACGTTATGAATTATCATTGAAGTTCCAAGTCTTCATTATGCGCTCAATTTCAGACTGAACAGCATTTCGACCATCTTCATTTTCTTCGCGCCTATCCATCCAATGGTTGGACGGTATGAAATCGGAAAGAGCATCTTCAAAAAGTTGAATTGCTTGTGCTGGATTGCTCACCAAAGAATTTGCTTCCACCTTCCAAACTCCGTGCTCTTGAATATAGTCTTGCACATATGGCTTGAAATGGTCTGGGTGCGATGTTTCAGAAAGGTCTTTGCCGCCCCCTGTCTCAAGGTTATTGATTTTCATCAATCCCATATCTTCAATTTGGTCAGCAGTAAGGCCAATATTCACAACATCAAAATCCATTTCTTCCCAATCAAGACCCTTGAGATTAGCGCATGACATTAGAGTTCGACGCAAACCGGAAACTATATGCAAACCCTTTGGATCATGGTCACCAATGGCCAGCAAAATCGGCTTGCGGCCTTCATACCAATGATCGCGGAAACGCTTAAGCATTGCTAAGCGTGAATGAATGTCGGTGTCGCCCTTTCCGTTGGTAATGCGAACGCGATGAATTTTGGCTGTTTTCTCAAAAATCTGAAGAAGGTCTTTTTTCTCGACAATCATTTCAACGTAATAGTCGAGGCGATCCCAATAACCGACTTCATGAAATTCCTCTACCCAACTTTCAAGTTCGGGTTTGATTTGGTCTACAGCATATTGCGCATGGTATTCAGGCGATCCGCTATTAGCCTCATAATCATAAACGGTGGTGGCAATTCGTGAAGCATCCGGCTCAATTACATCAGGATCAAGCTCACCAGCTTTTCGCATATCAGTAAGAAGTTTTTCAAAGCGAGCAAAGTCACCTTTAGTAATAAGGCCCAACCCTTCCGCATAGTAAGCCCAACCGCGAGGTCCGAACTTATAACCGGTATCAGCCGACATTTCTTCAATGGCTTGCGCTAGCCTCACGCGACTTTCTCGTCGCTCTTTTAATGGCCCCGTGGTTTTCGGTAATTCAAATTCGTAATTCATTGCATTATCCCTCCTTGTTCTTTTTGATTTTTTGTTTCAGCAACATGCGAGCTTTTCGGAAATCTTTACCGCGAAGATTTTTTACCGCATCAACATCGAAATTCTCACAAAACTTTTTCGGGTCCGCGCCAGCTTCAGAAATCAATTCCTGAATTTCTTCAAATTCCTCTTCATTGATGGCGTTTAATTGCATGGCATCATCATCCATGCCTTTAACCGCAAGCCCTGTAAGGGCGAGAAGGGTGTAACGCTGAAGGTAGGTGACAGTTGAGCCGATGGCTTGAACGTTATTTTTTCCGCCTGAAGTGTCCGCTGGTGCAACCAATGAACAGCTTTCACTATGGCCTTCGGCGTGGGTAATGATGCACGAAACAGAAGTGCCGCCATTTTCATCGCGTCCGGTTTCCCAACGATGGCTTAAATCATGACGAAGAAGCGCATCGCCAATAACCTTGGCCGCATATTCAAGAGAGACGTGGCTATATGAAGTTGTTTGGCCCTTGGCCTCATAGCTCACATGCTTGTCGCGGTAAAGCTCTGGCGGATCGGCCTTGAATGCACTCATTGCAGCCGTATAAGCTTTTTCAGCTTGGCGCTTTTCCCACCGCTCTTGAAGGTCCATAAGCTTTGTAAGCTGATCGGCATCCGCGCCTTTTTCAATGGCCTGTTCCATTAATTCCATAGGTGTCAATGCGCGAACTTCTTTCGCTTCTTCAACCTCAGTGGTTTCTTCAGCTTTCGTTACAAGGTCATTCATTACATTTTCCAATGCCAAAATATTTCAAACAGTACAAAGAGCGCGATCAAGGCAAGCAGGAAAGGCCCGGTGACAAAATCAATCTTTTGCAAGAAAGACTTCTTTTTCCATTTTCTAATCAGTCGAAACATATTGCTTCTCAAGGATTTTGAGAGCTTGTTCCAAACGCCATTTTGCGCCAGAAAGTTGCTCGAATGCTTCTGAATCTTCTTCAATAAGCGGATTGTTTTCTTTCAAACGATCCGAAATGTAATCAGTCGCAGCTTGATCAACTTTTTCTTTCAATTCTCTAATTTCAGCAAGCATAATTTACCCCAATAATTGTTCTATGGCTTCTTTTTTAAGCGTCTCTACAAGATCAGCAGGCAGCCCTTTCACATCAAAGCCATAAATTCGGATCGTCTGAATTTCTAAATCAGTTTCCTTTACATGGCGGTCAAAGCCCATGACTTCATAAATTTCTGTGTGCTCAGTAATTTCACAATCAAGCTCAATTACATCATCGCCAAGGTATGCGGTTTCGTGTGAAGTCGTCATTTTCGTCCAATCTCGTGTCCAATGCCAACCATAAATAATCTAAAAAAACATAATGTCAACTGCAATAAACAATTGACATTGAATTTATAAAAACATAAATGTCGTTAAACCAACAACGGAGTTACTTTATGCAAAAGGAACAAATTACCATTCGCGTTCGCCCTGAGTATGGCGGAAAACTGCGTAAATTTTCAAAAGGGCGCGGCTTGGCGATGGGCCAGTACATAGAAGCGCTTCTTGATGAAGAAGAAAAAAGGCAAACCCAAACAAAGGAAACAAAATAAATGTTGGACTTTTCGGACATTAAAATTGCTGTATCTCTGCAAATGGATCGAATGTGCGAGCATCAGCTATTTGTATCAGCCGCAACAAAAGACGAACTTTGGGAAACATATCTTGGGTCATTTCCTGAAGGCGCAAATCCCATTTACCGCGAACGCACGCAACACGATTGCAGTTGTTGCCGCCAGTTTATTCGCGCCGCGGGAAACACGCTTGCGGTGATTGACGGTCAACTTGTTTCGGCTTGGGATATAGATATTGGTGGCCCTTACCAAGTGGTTGCGGATGCTATGGCGGCACTGATTAAAAGTCGTGGTATCCAAAACATTTTTCTTCATTACGAGAAAAATGCGGGAACCTATAAGACTTACGAGCACGGTGAAGATGAAACTATTACATGGGAACACTTTCATCATGAATTGCCAGTGTCTTGCGTTGTGCCAAAGCAGACCATCGCCACTTTGAAAGGGAAATCTTTCACAAACAAAGGTGTTTTGGAGCGCAGCCTTGAAGAAATTACCGGCGAATCCATTGAGGTTGTGCTTGAGCTTATCGACCAAAATTCTCTTTATCGCGGTCAAGAGCATGTTGGCACACTTAAAATGCTTTCAGAGCTTCAATCTGAATATGCGGAGGCTGAAAACAAAGAATATTTTGTTTGGATAAACTCGCTTGAGTTGAAAGGTGCAAGCGCGATCCGAAACACAGTTATCGGCACACTTTTGGTTGACCTGAGCAATGGTGTCGATCTTGAAGATGCCGTTCGCATGTTTGAGAGCAAAGTAGCGCCAGAAAATTATAAGCGGCCAACGGCTCTTATCACAAAAGCAATGATTGAACGCGCCAACCAAGCTGTTGATGATTTGGGTTTTGGGGATTCGTTGTATCGCCGGTTTGCTATCAAAGACGATATTGGCATTAATGACATTCTTTTTGCGGACCGCAGTGTCAAAGCCTCAATGGGTGTATTTGATGAATTGCAAGAAGATGTGGTGGCAAAAAAACCATCTATGGACAAAGTGGAAAAGGTTTCTATTGGCGATTTCATTGAACGAATTTTGCCAAAGGCTGACAGTCTTGAGGTTTATCTTGAAAACCGCCATGAGCGCAGCTTGGTAAGCCTTATTGCACCCGTTCATGCAGATGCGCCAAATATGTTGGCGTGGGGAAACAATTTCTCATGGTCCTACAACGGCGATGTGACGGACAGCATTCGTGATCGCGTTAAAAGGGCTGGCGGCTCTGTTACCGGCGATTTGCGTTGTTCTCTGGCTTGGTCAAACGGTGACGATTTGGATATTCACATTATAGAGCCGGGTGGCGAACATATTTACTATGGTCGCAGCACAAGCCGTAATACTGGTGGTCGCCTTGATGTGGATATGAACGCTGGCGGCGTGCGCAATAGTGTCGATCCGGTGGAAAACATCACTTGGGCCAACAAAACACGTTTGCGCGAAGGCACTTATCATTTGTTCGTGAATAACTACAATAAGCGGTCAAATGAAAATATTGGCTTTACGGTGGAAATCGAGTTTGACGGTCAAATTCACACTTTCCACTATGCCAAAGCAACGCGCCGGGGCGAAGATGTAATGGTTGCCGAGTTTACTTATTCACATGTTGAAGGTGTGAAAATTGTAAATTCAATTCCATCAACAACGGCTTCCCGCCAAATTTGGGGAATTAACACCAATAATTTCCACAAAGTTTCTATGGTGATGCTATCGCCGAACCATTGGGAAGGTGAAGAAACCGGCAATCGGCATTTCCTCTTTATGATTGACCGCTGTGTCAATCCAGACAAGGCGCGAGGGCTTTATAATGAGTTTTTAAGCCCGCAACTGCGCGAGCATCGCAAAGTTTTTGAGGTGCTTGGCTCGAAACTAAAAGCCGAAAAATCAACAGATCAGTTATCCGGCGTTGGTTTTTCATCGACACAAGAAAACAGTGTGCTTTGCCGGGTAAAAGGCGCATTCAACCGTGTAATTGAAATCCAGATTTAGGAGAAAAACATTGTTTAAACAAGCATCGAAATTTAAGATTCGCTTTGATACCAAGAAAGGTCAAATCACCACTGAAGATTTGTGGGATTTGCCACTGACAAGCCGCACTGGTGTTTCACTTGACGCTATTGCCATCGCGGTGAATAGCGAACTTCAGGCCAGCAAAGAAACAAGCTTTGTCGCGGAAAAGTCAGATGGCGACAGCATTCTTGAACTGAAGTTGGAAATCCTGAAGGCCGTTATCGCAGATCGCAAAGCGGAAAATGCCGCCAAGCGTGACGAAGCCGAGAAAAAAGAGCGGAAAGACAAAATCGGACGCATCCTTGAAACCAAAAAGGATGAAGAGCTTGCTGGAAAATCTGTTGAAGAATTGGAGGCAATGCTGAAAGAATAAGCTTCTTAAAAGCTTCCCCAAGCCCCGGCCTGAATACAGGTAGCGGGGCTTTTTGGGTGACAGATGTTAACATTATTGGAGAAATTGAATGGCACAAAACCTTAAAGACACTTCGCCCGGTGAAGGGCATAACAGCGAGCTTGCGCCTGAAGAGCGTGCAAAAGCTATTCGCGAACACGACAAAGTTATTTCTGGCTTTGAAGATGACGGGAAGGCGATTGCAACGAAAAAGAAAAAGGCGAACCAAGAGTTCAAGGCCAAAACAGGCATGACTATTGCTGACTTTATGGCCGCTCGCCGTTGGGCTTCTATGGAAGACGAAGGCGAAAAGCGCGAGAAAATGACAAACATGCAGGAATGCTACAACGCGCTTTCAACTGGCGATCAACTCAATTGGATTGAAGCCGCTGAAAAAGAAGATAAGGGCGATTAGGTGAAGGGTATTCTCACACTTGATCTTGCTTCACGGCTCGGATTCTGCAAATGGAATCCGGGCCAAACGCCGAAGATAGGCACTTACCTTTTGCCTGAAGTCCAAAACGATAGCTATGGAAAGCGCTCTTGGACATATCGACAATGGCTCTTGAAGGCGCTGAAGGAAACAGAAGCAGAGCTTTGCGTTTACGAAAAAAACTTATTGGTTCCAAAACGCGACACCGTACACAAAATTAATCTCAGTTGTTCCTTGGTTATGATTACCGAGGAAGTTTGCTATGAAATGAAAGTTAGGTGCGCAAGTGTTCCTGTAAGAGAGTGGCGTAAACATTATCTTGGCCACGGTGACTATCCTACAGAAGAGGCCAAAGAATATGCAATGAACCGGGCAAAAGCAGCCGGGTTTAATCCGCAACACCATGACGCGGCTGAGGCTTTGGGTATTATGGATTACACCGCAGACTTGATGAAGCTGCGCAAAGATTGGCCTGACAGCAATATTTTTGGTGGACTTTTGGGAAAACCGCAGGCATAAAAATTAACGGCGGCGATAAAAAACTTGGAGTAGCTACCAAGTTGGGTTTTGTCCGAGCCTCGCCGCCGCCTCACAAATTCGGACAAGAACGGATCGGACAATGACACAAATAAAAGCCGCACGGCGTTTCAATTCACAGCCAAAAACCAAACGCAAAATAGATATTGCGCCCGATGATTTAAGATCGGCTCTTGGCGAAACAATTTTCCCTACCACCCGCAAGCACCCGAGAGAACTTAAGCGCGTTCTCAAGGAAGGCAAAAACAGCCGCAAGATAGGCTCACACATCACAAAAGGCCGCTGGCGTGGTATGCCAATCTTTACGCTTACCCTTGAAGAGCGCGCCACATGCCCGCGAAGCTGCAAAGAGTGGGGCAACTGCTACGGCAACCATATGCATTTTGCACAGCGCATACAGCCGGGCCACAATCTTACTGAAGCGTTGGAAAAAGAAATTCAAAAGCTTAATAAACAGCACCGCAAAGGGTTTGCTGTTCGCCTTCACGTCCTTGGTGATTTTTACCATGAAAATTACGTCTACTTTTGGGCGCACTTGCTCGACCAGTTCAAGCGCCTGCATGTCTTTGGCTTCACAGCAAACGAGCCAACAACACCGATAGGTAGCGCCGTTGCGGTCCTAAATGAGCACTTCAAAGATCGTTTTCATATCCGGTTTTCTGGAAGTGACACCGAAGTTGTTAGTGAGCCATCCGAAGCGAGCGGAATTGTTTGCCCGGTGCAGCTAGATAAAACCGATTGTTGCGGCACATGCGGCCTTTGCTGGCAGACCACGCGCAAGATAAGCTTCTTGAGGCATTGATGTGTTGAAAATTCACGAACCAATTATATCAAAAGATGATCCGCGCTATGTTGCCGGGTATCAGGCGATGATTGAAGCTGCGCAGAATCGGCCAAATGGCGGCTATCAGGTTATCTATGCGGACCCGGCTTGGTATTTTGAAACACGCAGCCTTAAAGGACAATCCAAAGGCGCACTTCGCCATTATCCATGTATGAAAAGCGATTTGATAGCTTCATTGCCGGTTGCTGCCTTAGCCGCAAAAGATTGTATGCTTTATATGTGGTGTACTTGGCCTTGCATTTTTCAGGCTGATGAAGTTTTGCAGGGGTGGGGCTTTAAATATTCTGGCCTTGGTTGGGAGTGGATAAAGAAAAATCCCGAAACCAAAAAATATGCTTTCAACGGCGGATATGGCACGCGAAAAAACCTTGAGCCGTGCATTATGGCGACTATTGGCAGACCGAAAGTAAAAACACGCTCAGAGCGAGATTTCCTGTATGCGCCACAAGGCAAGCATAGTGAAAAACCTATAGAGGCACTTGAAAAGATAGAAAGGCTATCTGACGGCCCTTATATCGAACTTTTTGCACGCCAGCGCCGGGAAGGTTGGGATGCATGGGGGGATGAAGTATGAGCGGCTTCATAAAAGTTGATAGGAAATTATTAAATCATTGGACAGGCTCAGAGCCTGAAAGTTTGGCAATTTGGGTGCGCCTTTTGCTTGAGGCAAATTTCAAATCTGAGAAAAAATTAATCAATGGGCAGCTTGTTAATATCCAAAGAGGACAGCTTGTTTTTGGTATTCACGCCTTTTCTGAACGCACAGGAATAAGCGTAGCGAAAATCAGAAGGATAATAAAAAACCTAGAAAACGATGATATGATTAGCAAGCAGAGCTTTTCAAAATATTCAATAGTATCAATAACTAACTACTCTTCCTATCAGGTGACAAACAAGCAGGAAACAACAAAATCGCAAACAAACGATAAGCAGACAACCACACTAGAAGAAGGTAAAGAACTTAAAGAAGGTAAGAATATATATATTCATCGTTTCGATGATTTTTGGAAGGTGTACGGAAAGCCTGTTGATAAAAAGCAGGCTCTTGATCAGTGGAAGCGGAAAGTCAAAACCAGCGATCTTGCAGACAAAATAATTCAAGCTGCTTCCAAATATGCAACAACGCGGGAAAAGAAATATCGCAAAAGCCCGATGCGTTGGTTGCGTGATGAAAATTGGAACGATGAAATTGCCCCGGCTCAGGGAAATTTTCTTTCGGAACGTCCTGAAGACTTTGCGGGCGAAGCAACAAGTGGAAAGGGTTGGTGATGTTACAGCAAAAATTATTGAAATCAGGTGTGCCACGCCGATTCATTGAAGCCAGATTGTCAGATTTTGAAGATTACTTTCAGGATAACAGCGAGGCGAAGGCCATCATTGAAGACTTCATTCACAATGAAGGATATTGGAAAAGCACCGAAATCAACGGTCAAACCTATTGGAGCGATAATTTTTGGCGCGTGTTGTTCCTTGGTGGGAATGTAGGAACAGGCAAAAGCCATTTGCTTTGTGCTATCGCAGCCGAATACAGCCGCCGCAGTTACGTCAAGTACACAACGGCCTATGCAATGAGCCAAGACATTATGCAGGCGCGAAATTCGGACGCTTACAAGGGTTGCGGCCTGCTTATCGTTGACGAAATTGGCCGTGGCTTTGAAACCGAAAGCGAGAAGAAGCGGTTTTTTGATTTGGTGGATTATCGGTACGCCAATCTTTCGCCGATTATTTTTTGTGGGAATGTGAAAAAGGAAGATTTGCGCGAAATCGTTGGTGAAGCAGTCGCTGATCGCATGGGCGAAAACATGAGCTTTATCACGCTCACAGGAAAAAGCAGGAGAAGTTAAATTGAGAACTCAAGGAAAATGGTATGCCGCACATGATGGCGAATATGTCGTTAAGGTCAAAGAAGGACACCAGAGAATTTGTATTATTCCTTCCCTAAATTCGGAGCGGCTGGCAAACGCTAACACAATTTCTTTGGCCGGTAATACGGCGAACGAAATAGATAAAATGGGGTTTGATGGTGACGCGGCCATTGGACCCGAATTGTCATATTTCATTCAATGCATGGAAGTTTCTGAGAACGCTCAGATGCAAGCAAGTGCTATCAAAAACTACTTTGATGCAATTCGGAGACAATAAATGGCAGGCTCAGTGAATAAGGTAATTATTGTTGGAAATTTGGGGCGCGATCCTGAAGTTCGCAACATGCAAGACGGAAGCCCGGTAGTAAACCTATCAATCGCAACTTCCGAAAGCTGGAAGGATCGTGCGAGCGGTGAAAAGCGCGAAAGGACTGAGTGGCATAGAATTGTTGTATTCAATGAACATTTGGCAAAATTCGCACAGAACTATTTAAAGAAGGGTTCCACTGTATACATCGAAGGCCAACTTCAAACACGGAAATGGACGGATCAGCAGGGCGTTGAAAAGTATACAACCGAAATTTGCCTTCAAAAGTATCGTGGCGAATTGAAAAGCCTTAGTTCATTTGAGCAAGGAACCTCAAACCAGCAAAATAAAGAGCAACACACACAATATGCTGATGATGGAGAGGATATTCCCTTTTGATGTACAAAGATGAAGAGAAGTGGAAATTGATCTCGGAGTTTCCAGATTATCAAATTAGCTCACACGGTCGAATTAAGCGCATTACGAGCGGTGGCAATAATTTTTGCAAAGTCGGGAAAATATTAAAGCCACATCTGGAGAAAAATGGATATTTGAGAATTGGTTTATATTTCAAAGGTAATTGTTACAGGCGCTCTATCCATCGCCTTGTTGCGTTTGCCTTCTTGGGCACTCCCGCAACATCAAGCCACGAAGTCGCGCACAATGATGGTTCAAGAGATAATAATCATTTTTCAAATTTACGGTGGTGTACACGGAAAGAAAACCATGCTGACAAATTAAAACATGGAACCTCGCAGTGTGGTGAAAGAAATGGTAATGGAAAACTTGACGAAAAAGCTGTTATAGACATTCTCACTTCTGGCATGAAGCAAGTTGATTTGGCGAAAAAATACAACGTCAGCAAAGGAACAATTTGGAATATTTATCACGGTAGAACATGGGTGCATATGCAAGGATATAAGCCCAATGCATGACGCTCAAGAATACGCCAAGGACGCGATTAAGACGCTGAAAGTGTCGGAAGTAAGCCCTTTTGATATTCTCAAAGACTTGAGCGACATGAACAAGCTGGATATATGCCGTGGTTCATTCACTTCTTGGGAAGTTTTAGAGCTTATGATTATGGTGGACTATTTCCTTCAAGACCAAAACCCTACCCAAAAGAGAAAAAAATGATATATTGAGGCCAATTATTACTCTTTTGGAGAAATCACATGTCCATTATTCCAGTATTTGCAGCGGGTGCCGCGATAGATAAGCTAAATAGCCCTATGGCCTTGGCTGTAAAAGAAATTAAAGCTCAGTATGGTGATGATGTTGTTATTGGCCGCAAATCTTTGCATAAATTTGGCGAAAACGATGATATTGATACGGCTGATGGCATTCTTGATATTACACAAATTGCAGGTCTTGCTAAATCAAATGAGGCGTACCAGACCACAAACAGCATTGACACTATTTCAAGTAGTAACGCTGGGGATACCCACGATTTAACCATTGAAGGTATGACTATTTCTGGTAACGCGCTGACGTTTGTAACTCAGACAGTTACGCTTAATGGTCAGAACAAAGTTGTTCTATCAACACCGCTTGCACGCTGCACCAGAATGGCGAACCTATCGAATACTGCGACACAAGGCGTGGTTTATGTTTATCTTGACGATACAATTACGGCAGGCGTTCCAAATGATCTGACTAAGGTGCATAATGTTCTTTCTGCACCCGATGAATCTAGTTTAAGGGCCGGAACAAGTGTGTCTTCAAACAACTATTTCCTTGTAGGTCAGATATATACTTCGTTAAGCCGTTCCGCGTCTACTAGGGCAGACGTAAAGTTCATAGCACGAACATTAGGTTCTGTTTTTTCGACCCGGCGTTCTTACGGCATGACGCAAGACAGCTCTAATACAATTAAATTTGATCCGCCGTTTATTATTCCACCTAACTCGGACATAATGCTTCAAGGAACTGTAACAGCAAATAATTCAACTATATTTGGCGGGTTTGATGGTATATTTGCCGACATTATCCAACCGGAAACATTATCAAATATTAGCGTTGGCGCAGATGAGTGGATTGATGTAAATACCACGCTCTCTATTCCGGTAGGTCGGGCGATGATTATTCAAAACCTTGGTCGGTCTTCTGTTCATGCTGTTATCAATAACGACACCGCGCCAGCCGCAGGAACCGGGTTTAATATCATTGAAGGATCGGACGGCAACGGCGCGGGGGTCTATGTCGGGCAAGGTTCCGGTAAGCTTTGGCTAAAGGCGGCACAATTCAAAGAAACCGTTAGTGTACAGCTTGCATAATGGCCTTAACCAAAGAACAAAAAGAGCTTGGTAAACTACTTACACCACTTCAGCGCCGTGTTGTTCATGGCGTTGTTGAGGGTAAGTCACAAAGGCAGGCTTATCTTGACGCTGGCGGCACTTCAGCCACCGAAGAAGCTCAAGACGCAAGTGCAAGCCGCATATTAAGTGATATTAAGGTGAAGGCTTATCACGATGCGCTTATGGCTTCAGCGGCCAATAAAGCCATACTCACACGCGAAGAAGCCCTTACTATGCTGTCTAACACCGCGAGAGTAACGATTGCTGATGTGTGCGACTTTAAAACGGTAAAGACCGGAGAAGACAAAGACGGCAACGACATTTTCCAAACAACTTGGGTAATGAAAAACGCCGAAGACATTGAGCCTCACATTGCCGCGTGTATCAAATCAGTGACCGCAACCACCAGCGGATTAAAGATTGAGCTTCACGATAGCCAGAACGCACTTGATAAGCTTGCGAAGCTTGAAGGGTGGGAAGCCGATAAGAAGTTTAAAGTGTCTGGTAAGATAGAAGTAACCGGAATTGAGCGCGAAATTATAGATTAGAGGTTGTAAATTCAGCCTTTAAGTGTCGAAATTTACGGGGTTAAGACAAAATAACACACCAATAAGGAGAAAATTGTCAGTATGTCCGAAATACAAATATCAAAACACGCAAGAAAAAGGATCGCCGAGCGCGTTAAAATACCCAAAAGGGCAGTTGATAACCACGTCGCTAAGTCAATCCAAGAAGGTAAAACCGTTGCAGATTACGAGGGCGGCGTTAAAAATTACCTTAAAGACCGATACCGCATAAGAAACGGCGTTGATCTGATCGTAGTGTTCCAAGATTACATTTATGTGTGGGCTAACGGTGTACTTGTGACCGTCCTTTCTCTTCCTGATTGGGTGAAAGATGAAATTAAAAATTCCAACGGCTAGAGTTTTCAAGCCGCTTCTACAGGATGCGCGGTATAAAGGTGCTGAAGGTGGTCGCGCTTCTGCTAAGTCTCACTTCTTTGCGGGATTAATGGTTGAAGAGCATTTAATGTTTCCGGGATTTCGTTCTGTTTGTTTGCGGGAAGTGCAACAATCATTGAAGGACTCGGCCAAGCTTTTACTTGAAGATAAGATTAAAGAGTTCAATCTTGAAGAAATGGGGTTTCGTGTTCTAAATGACAGAATAGAAACGCCCGGTGATGGCCAGATAATTTTCAAAGGCCTTAAAGACCAAAGCGCCGAAACCATTAAATCTCTTGAAGGCTTTGATCGTGCATGGTGTGAAGAGGCGCAAACCCTTACTAAGCGATCACTTAACCTTTTACGCCCTACAATTCGCAAGCCCGGTTCCCAAATATGGTTTAGCTGGAACCCTCGGTTTAAAACTGATGCGGTTGAAAAGCTTCTGAAGGGCGAAGAAACACCAACAAGCGCCATCGTGGTCCGTTCAAACTGGAACAATAACCCTTGGTTTCCTGATGTGATGGAAACAGAGCGGCAAGATGATTTGCGTCTTAACCCGGATGAATACGATCATATTTGGGAAGGTGGCTATATGCAGGCAGTGCAAGGCTCTTACTACGCCAAGCACATTACCGCAGCACGTAAGGAAAATAGAATTGGCCGTGTCGCACGCGATCCGCTGGCAAAGGTTTATGTCTATTGCGATATAGGCGGGGCTTCACAAAAATCAGATGCTTTCTCTATGTGGGCTGTTCAATTTATTGGAAAAGAAGTGCGAGTTATCAGGCATTATGAAGCAATTGGGCAGGAGATAGGCGACCATGTGTTTTGGCTACGGGAAAATGATTTACAAAGCGCCATCATTAAATTACCGCACGATGGCAACAAGACGGAATCAATGCACCGGATCACATGGAAAAGTGAGTTTACGAAAGCAGGCTTTAAAGTTGATGTTTTACCGAATACAGGCGAAGGCGCAGCATTAAGGCGGATACAGGCAACGCGCAATGTTTGGCCTAATGTGTGGATGGATGAAGAAGCGTGTGATGAATACGGTGGATTAACGGCCTTAGCCTGCTATCACGAAAAGAAGGATGCAAAGCGAAATGTTGGCCTTGGCCCTAACCATGATTGGGCAAGTCATTCTTCTGATGCGTTTGGGGAAATGTGTCTTGATTATCAGCGAATGACTAAGGCAACGCCGAAAAACAAACCTAAAATGCGCCGCAAAGCCTCTCAAGGTGGTTGGCTTGGGAGATGATGAAGCGATATGGCGATATTGGCAGCGTAAGATTTCGCCTTGTTGGGTGGTCAATAAAATCTCTCTCTTATCACTACAATTTAATAAGGGATGGTCATAATAAAGCTGTTCATGTTAATAATATGCGGGAATTGAAGAACGAAATCGCATTATTTGACGAAGAACGGAACAGCAATGGCACAAAAAAAAAGCAGTATAGATAAGCTTTACCCGAAGAAAGCCAAGGCTAAAAAGGGTGAGAATCAAGACACTAATCTTTTAAAGGTGGCTCGCGAACGAGCAAGGGACGGCGCGACTTACTGGAGGGAGAATTGGGATGCTGCCGATGATGACCTTCGTTTTCTTGCAGGAGAACAATGGCCATCTCAAGTCCGTACCGAACGCGAACTTGAAGAGCGACCTTGTTTAACAAATAACGTACTTCCCACCTTTGTTGACCAAATCTTAGGCGACCAGCGCCAGAACAAACCCTCAATTAAAGTTAGTGCCACAGATGCCACTCTTGTTCCTTCTGGCGAAAACGAAGAATCCCAAACTCTTAAAATATCCAACATTACCGAAAACAAAGAATACGAAATTGCTGAAGTGTTTCAGGGTAAAATCCGAGATATTGAATATAATTGTAACGCTGAAGATGCGTATGATATTGCGTTTAAGGGGTCTACGCAATCTGGTTTTGGGTATCTGCGCGTGAGAAGCGACTATCTTCTTGATGATACCTTTGAGCAAGACTTGCTTATCGAAGCGATTGAAAATCAATTTGCTGTAACGTTTGATCCGAGTGCCAAGAAGCCCCTAAAAGACGATGCGGGATGGGTGCTAATTGATGACTTTATGCTGAAGGATAAGTTTAAAGAGCTTTATCCAGATGCAACGTCCGAACCTTTAGACAGTGCTGATGAATATATTGGCTCTTGGTTTGCTGAAAAAATGGTTCGCGTTTCAGAATATTTCACAAGAGAACCTGTTATTCGTGAAGTGGCGCTTATGTCCGATGGTTCTTCTATGTGGATTGATGAAATAGAGCCTGTTGTTGACGAGCTTTTGGAAAAGGGTATTAGCATCGTTCGCACACGAAAAGTAAAAACCTTTAAAGTGATGTGGCGTAAAATTTCGGCTTATAACGTTCTTGAAGGTCCAGTTGAAATTCCTTGCACAACAATTCCCGTTGTCCCGGTGTGGGGTAAATCTATCTCTATAAAGACACGTAAAATATACTTATCTGCAATCCGTCATAGCAAAGACGCGCAACGCATGGCTAACTATTGGGACAGTGCGGCAACCGAAACCGTTGCTCTTGCTCCTAAAGCGCCATTTGTAGGGACGGCGGAGCATATTGAAGGGTATGAAGACGAGTGGAAGCAGGCGAATACAAACAATATGTCTATCTTGCCTTACAATGCTATGTCTCCAACTGATCCGGGGCCGCGCCGTCAACCGCCTGCCTTGATGCCTTCAGCGGAGATAACTCTTGGGCTTAATTCTGTAGACAAGATTAAATCTACTATGGGTATGTTTGATGCTTCAATTGGCGCTAGGGGAAATGAAACAAGCGGTAAAGCAATTATGGCGCGCCAGCGTGAAGCCGATGTGGGTTCGTTTGAGTTTATAGACAATTTGAGCAAGTCAATCCGCCGTGTTGGGCAATTGTTGGTTGAAATGATCCCTCAAGTTTATGATACCGAAAGAGTGGTTCGACTGAAGTTCTCGGATGAAACAGAAGATTTTATAAAAATCAATCAACAAATTTATGACGATGAAAGCGGTGAATGGGTGACTATTCATGACTTATCTGTTGGTAAGTATGATGTTGTTGTTTCAACTGGCCCGGCATATACCACACAGCGCATGGAAGCTGCGGAAAGCATGATTGCATTTGCGCAAGCTGTACCCGCCGCCGCTGGCGTAATGGCCGACCTAATAGCTCAAAACATGGATTGGCCCGGATCTGATGTGATAGCCGCACGGTTGAAAAAGATTGTACCGCCAAATGTGTTGACTGAGGAAGAACGCAAGGTGATAGCCGAAGATCAACCAGAACAGAATCAAGGGCCAACACCGGAGCAGGCTTTAGCGGCTAAAGAACTTGATGTTAAAGATAAGCAAGCCGATGCGGATTTTGCCACAGCCGAAGCAAAAGAAGCACAGGCACAAGCAACCGCATTGAAAGCACAACTTGAAAGCCAAGAGGCGCAACAGCAAATGGCAAACATTGAGGCTGGCGCAAATTCTGGTGATGCTGAAATGCAAATGGTTCGGGAAATGGTGGCGCAAGCCATTGCTGAAATCATGGAAAACAAGCCTGAATAAGCACAATGTTTACATAAATGTTGTGTTTGGTTAGTATGTAACCGCTACTTGTGGCGTTAAGCATAAGGTAAAATTCGTTCAAATGGAGAGAGCGCTGTGTCCGAAGAGGAAACGAAAGTCGATGAGACTGCAAATTTTAAAACTGTAACAACTGATGTTCCAGAGGTAAAAGACGAGTCGCAAGGTGAAGAAGAGGTGACGGAAAGCGCAACCGAAACCAAATCTGAAGTTGACGGCGAAGCCAAGGCAGAAGAAGCCAAACCTACTGAAACAGAAGATGCAGACGGCAACGATGATGCCGCGAAAACGGAAAAGAAGGCGAAGCCTAAAAAGCCGTTTCAAAAACGCATTGGAGAGCTAACAAGGGAACGCGAAGATGCTCGGCGTGAAGTTGAAGCTAAGGAACGCGAGAATGCCGAACTGCGAAAGCAGCTTGAAGCTAAGTCTGAAAAGGCAAAAGAGCCCGTAGAAGATGATTTTGATACCTACGACGATTATCTTGCGGCACTTGATACTTTTGAAAAAGGGCAACCGGAAACAAAAGCCAAAGAGCCAAGTGATAAAAAGTCTAATGATGACAAATCAAAGGAAACAGGTTTATCGGATTCACAGAAAACCGCGATGGCTATTGTAAAAGAAGCCGTGGACTCTGCTGAAGACAAGCCGGAAGATTTTGACAAAGTTGCGCTTGCGGAAGATGTTCATGTTACCGGAGAAATGCTTGAGGCTTTGGCCGAATGCGATAATCCACACAAAGTAATGTACGCATTAGGGCAGGATAAAGACCTTTCGGCTCAGATTGCCGGGAAAACTCCCGTACAGCAAATGCGAGAAATCGCAAAACTTGATTTGGCGCAGGCCGACGCAAAACCGAAAAAGCCTGTAAAAACAACAAAAGCGCCGGACCCTATCGAACCTGTTGGCGGTTCTAATGTTCAAGAGAAGCCCATTGAAGAAATGAGCTACAAGGAATATGAAGCCACACGCAACAAGCAAGAGCGGGAACGTTCGCATACTTGGTAAAGGATTTGAACAATGGCTGTTCAGAACAACAATCTACTCACAGATGATGTAATAGCGAACGAAGCGTTGCGTCTCCTAAAAAACAATCTAGTAATGGCAAAATGTGTTTACCGGAATTACGAGCAAACTTTTGGTAAGGTAGGCGACACAATCCGCCTTAAATTGCCTTTCCGCGTGAAATCGGCTTCGGGTCGCCTTCTTGTTAAGCAACCTCTTGTCGATCAAACCATTCCACTTGTTATTCAAAACCAAGAGCACGTTGGCCTTGAGGTAACAGTGAAAGACCGCACTTTGGATATTGCGCATTTTTCAGAGCGTTATCTGAAATCTGGAATGGTGCAGATTGCAAACCAAATTGATAGTTCTCTTGCGAACACACTGAAGCAAGCTTTCCATTCTTCGGGAACACCGGGAACACGTCCGGGCGCGTATATTGACTTTGCGAACGCTGCGGCCAAGCAAACAACTTATGCGGTTCCTAATGACGGTATGCGCCATATGGTTCTTGACCCGTTCACTTGCGCTTCTTTGTCAGACAATGTTACCAAATTGTTTAAAGAATCAATGGTCGAAACGGCGTTTAAGAATGGCTATATGGGTAAAACTGCTACCTATGAAGTTTATGAAAGTCAGAACTTGCCGAAGCACACAGTTGGTGCTCTTGGTGGAACGCCTTTGGTTGCTGGTACGATTACCAACGGTTCAAGCGTTACAACTGATGGCTGGACGGCTTCGGTTACTGGCGTTCTTCTGGAAGGCGATGTGATTACCTTTGCTGGTGTTTATGGTGTTAACCCTCAAAACTACACCTCAACCGGAATGCTGCAAGAGTTTGTGGTGACGGCTGATGTTGATAGTGATGGCTCTGGATTGGCAACTATTCCAATTTCACCAGCTATCAATGATGGTACAGCGACAATCACGAACGCAGACGGCGACACGGTTTCAATCGGTGCTTACCAGAATGTCACCAATGTTCCGGCTGATAACGCGGTTATTACGGTTCTTGGTGCGGCTGGCGTTACATACGAGCAAAACTATCTGTTCCACCGTGACGCAATAGCACTGGCAATGATTGATTTGGAACTTCCACAATCAGCCGTTGTTAAAGCGCGTGCCTCCGATCCTGAAACCGGGCTTTCCCTGCTTATGTCCGCGGCTTATGACATTACGGAGCAATCTGAAATTACCCGGATTGATGCGGTGTGGGGGTCGAAACTTATCTATCCTGAATTAGCCCTTCGACTTTGGGGCGATAACTCATAGGTCGAAAGACTTAAAAAAGAAGGGGCCGCTAAGAACGGCCTCTTTTCCCATTAACAGCAAATGCGAGAAATACATTGAAACAGATAAATCAAACCTTTGATAAACCAACTTTCCTTTTCCATGAGGATTGCCCAAGCGGTGAAATGTTCACCGCTTGCGATGTTGAGCAAAAGCTAGAAGAAGGTTGGGTTGATACGCCTGCCCGGTTAAAGCTCCCTGAAAATGGCGACATTGAAACTGGAATTACCGAAGAAAGTGTTAAAGAAGCATCGGCACAAGACATTGTGAAAGCGTGTGAGGCAATGGGCTTTATTGTTCTAACGCCAGAGCAAATGAAGGCTGAAGCTGTCAAGATGGCGGAAATTGCATTCAATGCTGAAAACTTACGAGATGAAACTGTTATTGCCGAGTTTGAGCGCCGTTTTGGTAACGATAAAGTTGAAGTAATTGATCATGAAGATGTTCAAGACGAAGAAACAGAACAAGCTGAAAATGAACCAGAAGATTTCAGTGTTAAGCTTTTGGCTCAATTCAACGAGAAACCAGAAGCATTGAATAAAGACGAACTTCTTGTTCTCGGAAATGGCAAGTTTGATTTAGGGCTTCGTTCTAATATGAAAGAAGCCACAATGATTGCTCGCATTACTGCGGCATTAAACGAGGAATAAAACGATGGCAACAACGGTAGGGGATATTATCAGGGCATCACTACGCAAGATTAAGGTGTTGGCCGCTGGCGAACCCCTACCGGCCTCAGACGGGCAAGATGCAAAAGAAGTGTTTGAGCTTATGGTTGATGATTGGACAACCGAACAGCTTCTTATCCCGGTTGTTTCTGTAGTGACGGGAACTCTTGTTGAAAATGAAGGTGATTATACGATTGGCATTTGGCCTTCTGGTGTTGCGCCTGCAACCCATATTGAGACGCCGCGCCCTGAAGAAATACTTGCCGCGTTTATTCGTGACACTTCCGGCACAGATTATATTCAAGAAATTATCGACGTAGAAACCTATTCACGCATTAGCCGTAAATCTAATGCTTCTCGCCCTTCTCGTTTCTATCTTCAAAAAGGATGGCCTCTTAACACTATAAGGTTTGAAAGCCTTCCTTATCAGGATGAAGTTTTACATTTATCAGTGGTTCAACCGCTTGCTGGTGTTTTGCCGACTACCAGCTTAACCGATGAAGTGAACCTTCCACCCGGATATAAACAAACACTTATCTATAACCTTGCAATTCTCTTGGCTGATGAATGGGGCGGAACAATAACGCCTTCTATTGCCACAATCGCCACTGAAGGTAAAAAACGGATTAAGCGTGCTAACTGGCGCAAGATTGTTCTTGGTATGGATAGAGCGGTTGCCACGCAGCGAAAAGGTATTGGAACTTACATAATTGAACAGGGGCCGTAATGGGAATGCAAACTGAAATACCATTAGCAACTACAGTTTCAGAACAAGATATTTCTGGACGGGAAAAGCTTGTGAATCTTACGCCTCGAATTTCTACGGGCGGTAAGTACCAGTTTAACTTAATGGGAACGCCGGGTTTAACCTTGTTCCTTACGCTTCCAAGTGGGCCAATGCTGCAAACAGTTGTAGACAAAGAGCGCGCCTTTGCTGTTACTTCGTCGCGGTTTTATGAGATTTTCGCTAATGGTACTTATTCAGACTTAGGTGCGGTAAGTCTTACCGGAACTCGCGTTGTTATGGCGGGAAATGGACTTCAGGTTGTCGCTGTTGACGGTGTTAGAGGTTATTATTACGACACCACAAGTGGGACAGTTAGCCAGATTACAGATGCCGCATTTTATCCAGCCGCCACAGTAACCTTTCAAGATCAATATTTAATATTTGACCGCAAAGGCACCGGGCAATTTTTTATATCAAAGCTTGCCAGTGTTGCATTTGATCCGCTTGATTTCGCAACGGCTGAAGGACAAAACGATAATCTTGTTGCTGTACTAAGCGACCATAGAGAATTGTTTCTTTTCGGAACCACTTCTATTGAGGTTTGGTTTAACTCAGGCGATGCCGATTTTCCTTTTGAAAGAAACCAAGGCGCATTTATTGAAAAAGGGTGCGCGGCTCGTTACTCGGTAGCAAAGCAAGACAACACCGTTTTTTTCCTTGGTAGTGATTTAATTGTCTACAAAATGGAAGGTTACGCACCAAATAGAATAAGCTCACACGCTGTAGAAGAAACATTGAAAAATGTTAGCCTTGATGATGCATTTGCTTACACCTACCAGAAAGACGGGCAGCTTTTCTATGTGTTAACAATTCCAGCAAGCAACATTACTTGGGCTTACAATATTTCTACAAACACATGGGATATTAGAAGCTCTTACCAAGACGAGCGCCATATTGGAAATAATGCTATATTTTTCGGTGGTAAAACGCTTATTGGTGATTGCCGCAATGGCAACATTTATGCTTATGACGAAAAGAAATATTCAGAGAACGGGGAAAATCTTGTTCGCGAGCTAATTCTTCCGACTGTAAATGTTGGTAGAGAATATTCTTCCGTTAGTAGCCTTGAAATTGATATGACAACGGGCGTTGGTTTAGTTTCGGGCCAAGGGTCAAACCCGTTAGCGGAAATGAGGTTTTCAAAGGATGGCGGAAAAACGTGGTCTAATTGGAAGCAAGCCAACATTGGGAAAATAGGCGAATATTTAACGCGAGTTAAATGGAATCGGCTGGGGACTGCCCGGCAATTTATCTTTCATGTAAGAATATCCGACCCTATCCCGATTGATATTGGCGGCGCATATGTGGAACTTGAATCATGACTGTTGTTAATCAGGTTCCAACACCGCCGCTTCAGGTGCCAATACTTGATAATAATGGTCGCATGTCAAAGCCGTGGGCGATCTTTAACCGCGAGCTTTATAATTATCTCGCCTACAAAGGCGGAAATTCAATTAGTGGGTTAGATGTCCGTGTAGCAGCAAACGAGGAACAAATAGCCTTAAACGTCGCCGCGATTGCAGTAAACGCCGCCGCTATCTCCGTTAATGCAGACAACATACAAATAAACGCCGACGATATTGCTGACCTTGATACAAACTTTGACGCGCACGTTGCGGCTGATGCGGCGCATGGTTCCAATGGTGATATTGTTGGCTTTAATGATTTAGCCACAGAGATTTTACGCGGGTTAGTCCTTCAAATGGATCTGGTTAACAATGCCGTAAATTCATCAACTTCAGCGGTTGGTAGCGCAAATGCGCAAACGGGTGTATATGTTCAAGCGGATGTACAGTCTATTGCAGACTTAGCAAACAGCACAAAGACTGCGGTTAATACGTTGGTTACAGATGTTAATAATGTGGTAACTCAATTGAATGATTTAATCGCAAAAAGTAAAACAGCCGGTCAAATGAATACCGTTTAAGGATTGAAATGGAAGCTCAAGTAAATACAGACGAAGAACAATCAGTTGCAGTTGTTGCAGATGTGTCTTGTGTAGACGTTGCGACTCGGCGTGGTAAGCTGTTCGCTCTTGAATCCGCCATGCTTGCAGAAAAGCAAGTTGATATTCCTGTTAATCATAGATTTTGTGGCGGGATGTATGCGCGGGAAATAACAATCCCAAAAGGAACGCTTCTTACTGGACGTATTCACAAATTTGAGCATTTTGATATTATGCTATCAGGTGACATTTCGGTTTCTACTGATACAGGCGAAATCAAACGCCTTACGGGACTGAATATCATGGAAGGCAAGCCGGGCAAGAAACGTGCAGGCTATGCACACGCAGACACACACTGGATTACATTTCATAGCGCCGAAGAATGCGACCCTGAATTAATGTATGATATGTTGACGTGTTCCAGTTTTGAAGAGCTTGAGCAGTTTAATATTCAGTATCAAGCGGCGGTTGCCAGAATTGAAAGTGATGAAAAAGAGTTAACGAGGGTAGCCGAAGGGCTGGCTTCTGGCGAAATACAAATTGCGGAGGAATCAGCATGTCAGTTGTAGCAGCGGCAATTATAGGATCGACGGTTGTTGGCGGGGTAACTGCAATAGCATCTTCAAGCGCTCAAGTTGGTGCGGCGGAGCGCGGCATTGAATCAAACGAAACCCTTTCGCGAGAAAACATAGAACTTCAAAAAGAGCTTGCTGCGGAACAGCGCGCAGACTTAGAGCCTTGGCGTCAAACAGGCATAAACGCACTTGAGCAAATCGAAGCTGGTGTTGAAGCTGGCGATTTCACAATGGAAGATTATGTTTTTGAAGCTGATCCGGGCTATCAGTTTCGTCTTCAAGAGGGTATTGATGCGCGAGACAAATCAGCGGCGGCACGTGGCCGTCTGAACTCAGGCGCACAAGCAAGGGCCATTGAGCGTTACGGTCAAGATTATGCAAGTAATGAATATTCAAATGCTTATGCTCGTGAAGCAAATGATCGCGCACGCCGATATAATATCTTGTCCGGCCTTTCTCAGGGTGGACAATCTTCAGCGGCGAGACAGGCGGCGGCAACAAGTCAACTTGGTCAAACATCTTCCAATATTTTAACCAATCTCGGCGCTTCAAACACTTCGGCTTACAATAATATCGGCGCAGCAAGGGCGAGCGGTTATGCGGGTATTGGAACAAGCATTAATCAAGCCGCTCAAAACTGGCTTACTTACAAGAATGTGGGAGCTTAAAAATGGCTAACCAGTATGGAATAAATTTAGCACAAGCCCTTTCTGATGCGGAATCCATTAAGGGGCACAGGAATGTAAACGCGCTTAACTCTATGAAGCTTGCAGAAGCAAAACGCCTTGAAGAAGGCCGTCCCGCAAGAGAAGCCGCAGCTTTGGCGCGGAAAAACAAACTTGCTGGTTTGCGTTCTCAGGCCGTTGGCGGTGACGAAATGGCGGCTAAACAACTTTTAGCCCTTGACCCTGAAGGTGCGCCAAAGTTTTTGGATGCGTTATCTCGGATGGATGAAAGCCAAGTCGCGGCAACTAAACAAACCGTTGATGAAATTGGGCAGCTATCGGCATATGTGCTTAACGGTAAAACGCCAGAAGAACAAAATCGGCGCTATCAAATGGTTCTTCAGGGAGCTTCTCAGGACATGGTTTCCCGGATGCCGAAAGAATACAGCCCTCAATTTATGGAATATTCGCTTTCTAAAGCAATGACTATGGACAAGTTACTTGAAGCGCCAACGGTTAAACAGGTTGGCGGCGAAGATGTTGTTTATAGTCGTGGCAAGGAAATTGAACGTGCTGCGCGGCCCCAAAGATCAACACGAGCCGGTTTAGGCGGCGGCATTAAATCAGGTGACGAGTCGTTAATGTATCGGCAAGCTGTCGAATTGCTCGGCGGCATTATGGATGAACAAGGCAATATTCGCGCCCTTGATGCGACAATTAGGCCGAAAGTACAGGCGATTGCACAAGAGGCCGCTAAACTGTTCGCTAAAGAGGGTAATATAAGCCGCTCGGAGGCTGTTACACGCGCAGCTAAAAAATTTGGCGTTGAGGTAGCTAAAG